TCAAGCACTCCGCACCTGCACCGCGTCATCATGTGCCCACATTTTGCCCACATCCCGCGAAGCGACCTGCACGGCGGCGTCGATGGTGCGCGCCACATCATCCAGATCCGAGTCGAACAGATCGGCGTAGACGTCCAACGTCATGGCCGCCGACTTGTGTCCAAGCATCCGCTGCAAAGCCTTGATGTTCGCGCCGGCGTGCACCGCGATGGAAGCGGCGGTGTGCCGCAGGTCATGCGGCGGCAGGGGCTCCACGCCCGCCCTCCTGCACGCGCTGATGAACCACGTACGGTTCGATTTCGCCCCCGCAGCAGACTGGTTGCGCGGAGGACGGCCAAGATGGTCACGGAACACCCAATCGTTTTCACGCTTGCCTGCCAGCACGGGAAGCAGCGCCTCGCCGACTATGGATGGCATTGGCACGTCACGCATCTCATGCGACTTCGGCGATGTCTCCGACCATTCGCTGCCGATTCTCGTGATATTGCGCCGCACGTGGATTCGATGGCGTCCATAGTCCACGTCCTCCACCCTCAATCCGCACATCTCACCCCAACGCAGGCCGCACAGGCCAAGCACCAGCACAAGCGCCTTGCGGTCGGTCGGCTGGATACGCGCCCTGCCGGCCTCATCCGCGACGGCCAGCAGTTGCTCGACGGTCAGATACCGGTGCAGTCTCCTGCCCTCACGCCTGGGCAATGCCAGATCGTCGGTCGGAGCCTTGGCGATGAGCCTGTTTTTGACGGCGAGATCGCAGACGCCTTTGAGCACGCCGACGATCTTGAGCACCGTGCTTGGAGCCAGCTTTTCCGCCTTGCCGCTGATAAAGGCCTGCAGTTCACGGTGTGTGATGGAGCCTATCTGCCGTGCCGCGTATTCCGGCTCCACATGCGTCTTCCACGTGGCTTCGTCGGTGCGGATGGTGTTTGGCTTGAGGATCGGACGTCGTGAGTCCATCCACTCGGCGTAGATGTCAGACACCAGGGTGCGGCCGGCTGACTGGTCGACGAAGCTGCCGTCCCTTTTGGCGGCGTTGACGTGCTGGTCTCCCCATGCGTCGGCGTCCATCTTGCGCTTGAAGCCGCGTTTGCCGGTCGCGCTGCCGTCCGGCTTGCGGTAGCGCACCTCGTAGCGTTTGCCGCTTTTCGTCGTGTATTGGCGGATTGTGTAGGCCATGCTTGCCCCTTCGTTTGCGTGGCATCAAGTCTATCAATCCGTTGATTTTTTCTCTGTTTTTTGTGTTTCGGCTTGCAATACTTTATTTACTATGCTAATATAGTTTATATCAAGGAAAGGAGGTGAACATGACACCATCGGAGATAATCACCAGCATCTCGCTTCTCGTCGCGAGCCTCGCGGCCCTCATCAAAGCAGTGACCGGACTCATCAAGGAGATGAGACGGAAACCGAAGAAGAGGAAGTGAGCAAGGGTTCCGGCCAGACTTGGGGGCCGGAACCCCATATCTCCGATTATGCCATGGAACATCATGAGAACGGAATCGATAGTCAGCGCGGTGTTCGCGCTCGGAACCGCCGCCAGCGCATGGTTCGGCTGGCCGTTCGCGCTCACCGCCGGATGCGCCATCGTCAGCGCCGTCTTCGCGCTCATCGCCGGAAGGAAGGACTGACATGACCATCGAATACCTGAGCGTCACCGACGTGGCCAAGCGCCTCGGCATCAGCACCGCCGCCGTCAGCGCCTACAAGCTCCCACAACCGGACGCCCTAATCGGCCGCACGCGCGGCTGGCTGCCAGAGACCATCGACCGGTGGAACGCCAGCCGCCCCGGTCGAGGCATCGGCGGCGGACGACCACGCAAGAGAGCGTCCGAATAAACGAAAAGACGCCCCTCCCCGGCCGTGCGTCAGAGAGGGGCGTTGGACAAGAGGGGTACGACACGCCCGACTTGAAATGATACTATTGGTATCATATACTTGTAATCACAAGGCGGGAGGCGCTAGGCATCCCCACAGACTCAAGGAGACTGAAAGAAATGATTACCCGCGAATTTGATTACACCGCAGACGAGTTCGACGCCGAGCAGCCTGTGCAGATGGCCACTCTTGAGTGGAGCACTGTGGACGATAACGGCTATTGCCACCGCCACTCGCTCCGCATGGAACACCACAACGGAGATGGCTTCAAGGCCGCGAAGCGCGAGGCATTGGCGATCATGGGCAGGGACTATCCGAACGCGACGTTCAAAGTGCGCGACTCCTATCGTAACGGCAGGTTCTACGCCGCGTTCCTCATCGACGCCGGCGTCAACGAGTAAGAAGATACTGTCGTATCACATATTGGAATCAACAAACGGGAAGCATAAAGGCATCCCCACAATCACAAGGAGATTGAAATGACCCACCTCAACGGCAGCGAGAAGCAGATCGCATGGGCGACCGACATTCGCAAGGAATTCATCGAAAAGACCCAGGCTGACATGAAGTCGGCCGACAAAAACGACGTGCTCGACATGAAGGCCATGCTGAAGGTCGCCGACAACATCACCGAAGCGGCCGACTGGATCAATGCACGCCGCAACCCAAAAATCATGTTCTTCGACCGAGCCGACTTCTGGGAGGCCAGAAGGGAGATCAAGGCCGCGGAGAAGCTGGCGAAAAAGGAGGATTCCGGCAGGAAACCGAGCATCCGTGACATACTCAAGGCAAAAATCGCCGAAAAGGACGGTGCCGGCGCTTCCGTCTGAGGGGTAATGAAAAAGGCCGGTGAAAAACACCGGCCATAATCCCCACCAATGTGGGGAACACTACGAATCCCAAATCTTTTATGGGATCATCCCCACTGGCGTGGGGAACATGTCTTAAAAGACATTCTGAGTATAACACATTTATAGGAGAATGATATGACCTTATCCAAGGCCCAGTTCCGCGAGGCCAGGGAGCGGTGCGGCATCAGCCAGCAGATGCTTGCAAGCAGGGCCGGCGTCAAGGTTTTGAGTGTCAAGCGGTGGGAGAAGCCGGGTGAGGCGGAACCACCGGCAGACGTGCAGGCATGGCTGGAACATATGCTCGACTTGCACGTCCAGGCGGTTGAGGCCGCTTTGGATGCGGTGGAAGAGATGACGGAAACGCAAGGGCACGCGCCAAGCCATGTGGACCTGCTCTATTATCGTTCGCAGGCGCATTACGACACGTATGGCCGTGACGAGGGTGATTACGCGATAGTCAATGCCCGCAGCCGGGAGATCGCCGCGATTCTTGAAGCGCAGGGCATCGAAGCCAGATTCGAATATCCGGAGGATGATGAAACCGGTTTCCAGCGGCTTGCGAATACGCGCTGAAACGCAAAAAGCCCCTCCCCCAGCAATGCTGAGAGAGGGGCATGTGTTGTTAAAAAACGGGTGTAAAAAATTCCACTGATACTATAATTCCGCAAATTTTTCCACGCCGAGGTTGATTTTCCGGCGCGAGGTTGAGTTTCACACCCCGCAAATCCACGGTCAGGCGTTGCGCAGCGGATTGTAGGCGACGCCAAGACCGCTGGCGATGAAGCCCGCCACGGTCGAAATGTATCCGCCGACAGCCGCATCACCGAAGGTCATGAAGCCAAGGCCGACGCACGAAGCGATCAGACCCAACACGTAGACGACGGTACGCACCTGCTTCGAAAATACGGGCGTGTACGCGCTGTCGGACTGCACGGTGTCGGTGCCGTCCTCGCGTTCGTCGGTGAGATTGGCAATGGTTGTCTCCAAAGTGTTCTTTTCTGCATGTTCAGCCATTAATGCCACCTTCCTTTCAGGCTTTGACGAGATACCAGGTTGACTTGTCCTCCGGTGCCAGCGCGATGTAGCGGATGGCGCCGGAATACGCCGCGTAGCGGCCCCAGATGTAGCCGTCCGCTACCATGCCCCAATGGTCCAGATTGACGGTCTGGCCGTTGGAATAGGTGGCGACCACATTGCCGGAAACGCTCGGACGGTCGCGCACGTTGAGCCCGTCCACGGCCACACGATACGTGCCCTGCAACACGTTTGCGGCGGACGATGCCGTGGCAGTCTGCGTCGGCTGGACGGTGGACGTCGGCGCGCCGGTCATCCTGTCATACCATGCCTGGGCGCGAGCCATGTAGGCCGCGTTCTGATCTCCCGCGAGGCTGGCCGGGCAGCTGGTGGACGTGAAGTCGGAGTGCGGGAACACGTTCACGCGCCACTGCGGTCGGCCGAGGCCGTAACGCTTGCACAATGCGGCCACGAGGTGCGCGCCGTTGTCCAACGTCGCTTCGGAGATGCTCCACGGGTCTGTCGAAATGTCCGCATGCTCCACGCCGATGGACGTGAGGTTCGCATTCCAGTCGCCAGAATGCCACGCAGTGTCGGTATCCCACACGTGCTGCGAGACGCGGCCGTCCACGGCCACCTGGTAGTGGGCGCTGGCCTCGCGGGTCTGCCACACGTCGTAGATCTGGCGTGCGGTGAGGTTGCCGGCATTGTGGTGCACGACGATCTTGTCGACCTTGCATCCCTGACGGCCCTTGGTCATGTGCGTGGAGAGGATGAGGTTCTCGTCAGCCTCCAGATTCTCCCATGATTTCATTTTTCCTCCTTCGGAGTCTTTTGTTTTGGTTAGTCTGCGAGCAGGATCCACAGCATGACGGCCATCTCCAGCAGTCGCAGGAGCGGCAGCATGAGCAGAACGACGCAGACGAGCGTGAACGCGCCCAGAAGCAGCGTCACGACGCATTCGAGCCACATCGGCACGTCACGGCCATGCCACAGCAGCCAAGCCACTGCGAGCAGCAGCGCGACGAACATGACGGCCACGGACGTCAACGCGAGCATGCCCACATCCTCTCCTTCCCGCCCCAAGTCAGGGACAAATGGAAAAGCCATCCCGAAGTGGGATGGCTTTGAAGTGTGAAAATCAATGCCTGTGCGCGCCATGATTGAATATGATGACGAGCGCGAGCAGCAGCAGGTATATGCCGCCTACGATCGTGAGATGCGTCATTGCCGGTCCTCCTGTATGTGCGCGTCGAGGATGTCGTTGCGCATTTCCGTGCCGACGCCATTGCCTCCCAGACCGCTGTAGGCGCGATAAATGCGTTCGGCGGTCCGTTTCGTCTCGACGGCGCATACGCCGCCGTTGTCCACCATCTGCCGATGCAACAGTTCAAGCTTGCAGAACAGCAGTTCCTTCACGCCCTCGTGCAACGGGTCGCGCCTGTTGTCGATTCTGTCGAGCACCCATGGGACGAGCGCTCCGAAACCACCGGAACCGATGATGGCGACGATGATGGTGATTGCTTCCTGATTCACCTATGCCTTCTTACGTCAGAACCACGGGTCGAGAAGGTTCTGCCGCACCTCCGCGCGGTATTCCTCCGGTACTTCGTCCAGCGTCTTGCGTCCGGCCTTGACCAGACGGGTGTACATGCGGACCGCTGCGGCATGATTGAATCTGACCATTGTTCTCACTCCTTGTTCTTGTTGTCGGCGGAATCGTCGGCAGCGTTCTTGCCGGTGTCGGCATCGGTGGAATCCGTCGTATCCCCGTCCTCGCCCGCCATCAGGTCGGCCAGCAGTTGCGCGTTGTCCAGGCTTGCCTGTTCCAGTGCGCTCACCCTGTCGGGCACCGGCCTGGAACTGGTGGCGTCGCCCTCGAACAGGACATCCGCCTGTTCGATGGCCTCCTGTTCGAGCAACGGGAGCACCTGATATGATTCGACTGCCGTGTACTCCACGTATTCCGGCTGATTGTCGGTCGCTTCATGGGTGACGGTCCTGATGCTGCGGCGGATGCGGATATCGGCCAGTCCGTCGTCACGGAGGTGGTAGTCCACCTTTTCCAACGGGGTTGCGGAAGAGACGTTTTGAATCATCTGTTATCCTTTCTTTCGGCTTGCCGCGACGGTGTTTCTGGCGCGGCGGACGATTTGATCGACGTTGTTTCGACGCCGGTATTGGATGGAATCGCTGTTTTTGAGCCAGCCGTAGTAGCTGGCGCAACGGTATGCGAGCCGAAGACTCGTGGGGTTCCGCGCGTATCGGCGGAATGAGCGTCGTGCGCGCAGGAAGATGCCCGCCCTGACGCCGGTATGGTCCGGGTAGAAGGTGAAGCCCACCATGTCGATTGGCTCCACGCCGACGTGCTTGATGTTCCATGTCGGATGAATCTCAAGACGGAGCGTGTCATGCAGGTAGGCGCGTATGCGTTTGACGGCGATGGTCAGATCACGCTTCGATCTGCCGATCAGGAGAATGTCGTCCATGTAGAACAGCAGGTGCGTGACGAGCCGTCTGGTGGCGGTTTCGCCTGTCCTGCGGTTCACGCGCTCCTTGCTTAGGTGCTGTTCGCAGAAATGGTAGGCGTATGAGAGGTAATAGTTGGCGAGCCACTGGCTCAGATAGGAGCCGATGTTCAATCCGTCATCGTCCGCGTATTGGTCGATGAGGTGGAACGTCAAATCCAGTAGCCGCCTGTCTCCTACGTCACGTGAGAGCAAACGTTTCAACACTTCACGGCTGATGCTTGGATAGCATTTGCGTACGTCCAGTTTCACGAACACTTTGCTGGATGGTTCGCGCGCCCATTGTTTGATCGCGCGTCGCGCGTCGGCTATGCCCCTGCCGGGGATGCTCGCCGTCTGCCATCTGCCGACCTTCGCGCGGAACAATGGCATCAACGCGGTTCCGCAGACGTAATCGTAGATCTGATGGCGGATGCTTTCGCGTCCGATGATGCGTATCTTGCCTGAAATCGGTTCCATGCGGCGGAAGTAGCGGATGGGCGCGAACCTGTATTCGCCGCGTCCTATCTCGTCGGCGATCTGCCGTGAAAGCGAATCCAAGTCGGGATGGCGGCTGAGGAATTCGTTCACGTCCCTGCGGGAGCGTTTGCCTTTGAGGAACTTTTCGATGCTTTCGCGCACGAACGCGGGTTCGGTGATGCGACTGTGTTTGCAATATGTTTTCATAAAAGCTATAAGGGGAATGTTGGCGGCGTTCGGCCATGTGGCCTACCGGTCGCGTGCTTGATTCGATTTTCGGCATGGCCGAGGCTTGCCCTCTCGCATATCCCCGAAAGCGGAGGGTAGTCGTGACGGAAAGTGGTTGACCCTTATGTGCGACCGCCGTAGTTCCACCAAGCGTTCGACAGATCGTTCCTGCCGTTCGCGTTGAACAACCCGCAGTGGGAGCCGTCCCTGAGATTGCCGCCGCGCTGCAAGAGCAGGAGGAACCCGGCGAAGCCGTCACGAATCCCTGAAATGTTGCCAAGAGTCATACGAGGGTGATGAGGGGGCTTTCGCCCCCTCGCTGGCTCTCACCCCCAACCGCCCGCACTAGGCGTGCGTGCGGCCAAGAATGGATAGGCGACCGCCGCAGACCCACCAAGCGCTCGACAGATCGATCCCGCCGTCCGCGGAGAACAACCCGCAGTGGGAGCCGCCCCAGAGACCGCCGCCGCGCCGCAACTCATGCAGTCCCGGAGCGGAGATCGGGTTGATGATCAGCGCGTCGGTCAGGCCGCTGGTGCTTGTCGCGCCCACGCCGGTGGGCAGCAGGAATCCGTGCTTTTCGGTGAAGTCGGTCTGCCACTGCCACTGGTTGTCGGTCTTGTCGTTGACGGCTGGATAGTCGCCCACATGCACGTAGTCGGCGGTGATGGCGGTGTCGCTCGCCTTGGTGGTGTCGAACACCTTCCACACTTCGGTATGGCCGGAAGTGTCCGAATCCTTCACGTTCTTCAGGATGATGTCGCCTTCGGTCTCGTAGATTCCGGCGAACAGTTCGATGCCCTGGAGCCTGATCGGCTGATGGGTTTTGGACACGTCCTCGCGGGGGATGCCGTCGTTGCCGAGCACGCCGTCCGTCGAACCGGTCAGGTACGGCATTTGGGTGACATGCATGGCCGTCGTGGTCGTGAAGGCCGCGCCGGACACGTTGATCGCGGTGGTTGCCGCGTCCACGACGGTCTTGGAGATGACCTTGCGGTATGCCGCCGCCTCGCCGGTCTTGTTGTCTCCGCGGTCGGTGCCGGTGCCGACGCTCACGTAGGAGCCGAGGTCGATGCTTGCCGCGTCAGTGGTCTTGACCAGTGCGCGCGTGACGTTGGTTTCGGCCTTGCTGACGTTGATCTGACCGGAACCGTTGAAGTCGCCGCCCAAGTAGCGTTCGATGTCCTTGGTCGCGTATTTGAGCATGTGTATGAGCTGCATGTAGAACGTGTCGGCTGAGGTCTTGCCGCTGTAGCCCTTGCCTTTGCTGGTGGGTACGCCCACGGAGTCATGTTCGCTCATGGAGGCCGGAATCTGACCCGAGACGGACGCGGCCTTGCTGCCGTAATTGGACAGCGGGTATTTCGCGTACGCCATGCACGGGCGGAGAGACCCGTCCGGCAGCAACGCGCCCGGCATCGGCGAATAGCCGTCGTACTGCGTGTCCGAATACCAGATGGTGCAGTGGTTCGTGTCGAACTCGAACCGGTAGAAGCCGGGGGTGGTGATGACGAACACGTCGCCATTGGACCCGTCCTTCGCGTAATTGCCGGCCAAGCCCTTGATGGCCTTCACGACCGGCGTGCCATCATCGGACACCGCAACGTTAGCGTCGAACACGCGGAACGCGCTCAAACCAGCGTAATCGTCGCGTCCGGCACGATAATTCGAGCTTGGCACGACGGTCAGGCCGGCATTGTCGCCGACTTTCACGCCGTCCGGCGAATTGGAGAAGCTGTAGAGCGGGAAACGCACGCCATACGTGCGCCCGTCGCGATGCGCGTCGAAATACTCGCGGACGTTCGACACGACGTGTTTCGCACTGTCGTAGGCGAACTTGGTGCCGTCCACGACACCATTCTTCTGCGCACGCTCCAGACGGGCGTAGTCGCGCAGACGCAAAAACTTATCGGGATTAGCCAAAACAACCTCCAAAAATCAAGAGTTAATGAACTGGATGGCCCAATCAACGTCGGACTGGTCGATATCAGCCAACGGATTGCCGGTACACACCGGCGTGAGCGTGGTGGAATCGACTTCGACCAGATCGGAGAAATTCAAAACCGAAGTCGAATCCGGCACCTGGACGCAACGGACGAAACGCCATGTATCCTCACTCTCTCCGACAGTCACCTCATATGCGAACGTGCTGTCGGTCGGCGGAACGGTGACGGTCGCGGTGCCATGCTCGTCCAAACGCACCTCGAACGAGTCGCGCACGACGATACGACTGCCGTTCCTGAACCGTTCGGTCGGAACCACATGAATCTTCTCGCCAGCCAAGTCCGCTATGCCATCCGCGCTTGGATGGCCGAAATCGAAATTAATCTGAGTCAAAATATCCTCCTAAAAAACAGGGATATGGAACAATGGGAAAACCCACACACACGCCCGTCCAACAACAACACGACGATGTGTGGGATTATTCAACAGAATTGGAAAGGAACCAATGCTTTTCGACACATTCGTGACCACCGTTTGGAAACCCTCATGTTCGAAACTCCGCGAATGCACCAAAGTAGGCTATGAAAGCGCCCTGAATTGCCATATCCTCCCGCAATGGAGCGGAAGGGATATGGACGCGATCAGCGTGGCGGACATCGAATCATGGTTGGACTCCTTCGACAGGCCGGGAGCGGCACGCAAAGCCTACGCGGTGTTCCGCGCGATACTGCGACTCGCGTTCAAACGCGGTTTGACCGACAATGACGTGACCAGACGCGAGATACGCCTGCCACACCTACGGCACTACGAACCGCAAGTACTGTCCGCGCCGGAAGTCCGACGACTATTGAAAGGCTTCTACGGGCATCCGCTCGAAGCGTGGCTATTGGTGTCCGTGTGCGCGGGATTGCGCCGCTGCGAGTCGGTCGGCTTGGAATGGGGCGACTTGGATCTGCGTCGCGGCACCGTCACGGTGAAAAGGTCGGTGCAGTGGGTCGCGGGCCATGAGACCGTGACCGAACCGAAGACCGATCTGAGCCGACGAACCGTCGCATTGCCACGGTTCGCGGTCAAACGATTGGCGGAACTACGCCACGGCACGAAGACCGGCCGACTGGTCGGCAACCTGAACGCTAACCAGGTTGCCTCACACTACATGGCATGGTGCCGGCGGATGAAACTCCCTTGCGTGCCGCCACGCAACCTGCGCCACACGTTCGGCACGTTGGCAATCAAAGCCGGAACCGACATCAGCGTGGTCGCACGACAGCTCGGACACTCCGACATCCAAACCACCGCACGGTATTACCTCAAGCCCGATCTGAGCGTCCTCAAGGACATGCAGAAAGCATGGCAGAAACTCATATTGACCTGCTGA